AAGAAGAGGCTACAGAGGCTTCTCTATGAATAGGCCAGATAAAGTATGGAATAAATTATCTGTAACAGAAAGAGAAATTGGTGGTATGCCAAACTCAAGTGAAGATATAAAGCAAGCTCACGCAGCTGCTATAGAAATGTATATAAATGATCATGTAGGCGAAAATAATGAAGGCTTTGGTTCTATGCCTTTTAACGATACATTAAACGATTGGGCAAAGTTTGATATAAACAGAAGAACAAAATTTGACGCTACAATAAGCTCTGGGCTAGCTATAATGGCTTGCAATAGGCATTTGTATTCGCCGAAACAAAATATGGAGAGAAAGAAAGTAAATTTAAGTATAGCCAAATATGCGAATGCAGGCTACAATTCAAAAATAATAGAAAATTAGTATGGCTGAGTCAGTTACATCACATTATTTTCCTAGTCAAGTCGTTAGCGACATAGAGAAAGCTTCAGAGGAATACGGTCTTAAGATCGGTAAAGCTATTGAATACGAATGGTTCAATAGAGATTCTGGAACTAATAGATTCGCTAGTAATCAAAATACTTTTCATAAGTTAAGATTATACGCTAGAGGAGAGCAATCAATACAAAAATATAAAGATGAGTTATCAATCAATGGTGACTTAAGTTATTTAAACTTAGACTGGAAACCTATTCCTATTATACCTAAATTTGTTGACATAGTTGTTAACGGTATATCAGAAAGAACATTTGATATAAAAGCATACTCTCAAGATCCATACGGAGTTTCAAAGAGAACTCAATATATGGAGAGCATACTTGCAGATATGAAAACTAAAGAGCTGAACGCTTTCACAGAAGAAGCTTTTGGTATGTCAATATCTACGACACCTCCAGAGCAGCTTCCTGATAGCGAAGAAGAATTACAGTTGCATATGCAGCTTAATTATAAGCAAGCGGTTGAATTAGCGGAAGAGCAAGCTATTAACACTATATTGGAAGGTAATAGATATGAGCTTATAAAGAAAAGAGTTAACTACGATTTAACCGTCTTAGGTATAGGTGCCGTAAAAAATACGTTTACAAAATCTGAAGGAATTAAAGTTGAATACGTAGACCCAGCTAATATAGTTTACTCATACACTGAATCACCATACTTTGACGATTTGTACTACGTAGGTGAAATTAAAACAATACCTATTAACGAACTTAAGAAACAATTTCCAGATCTCAATAGTGAAGATTTAGAAAAAATGACTAAGCAGGGTTATCAAAATACAGGCTTCTACAATAGAAGTATAGTTGAATCTACGAATATAGATAGGAATCAAATTCAAGTATTGTATTTTAATTTTAAAACCTACGCTAACGAGGTATATAAAGTAAAAGAAACATCTACTGGTGCCAGTAAAGTAATAATAAAAGACGATCAGTTTAACCCACCTAACGAATTACTAGAAGAAAGATTTGGTAAAATGTCTAGGCAAATCGAAGTACTTTACGAAGGCGCTTTAATACTTGGCACTAATCAGCTTTTAAAATGGGAGCTAGCTAAGAACATGATGAGACCTAAAAGTGATTACACTAAGGTTAAAATGAATTATTCAGTTGTTGCACCTAGAATGTATAAGGGTCGTATCGAATCTTTAGTTAGTAGAATAACTACTTTCGCTGACATGATACAGCTTACGCACTTGAAGCTACAACAAGTAATGTCGCGCATGATACCTGATGGTATATATTTAGATGCTGATGGCTTGGCTGAAATAGATTTAGGTAACGGAACAAACTATAATCCACAGGAAGCTTTAAACATGTTCTTCCAAACTGGTAGTATAATTGGTAGATCAATGACTGCTGATGGAGACATGAATCCAGGTAAAATACCTATCCAGGAGATACAGAGCGGCTCAGGAGGAGCTAAATTAGCTTCACTGATACAAACATATAACTACTACCTTCAAATGATCAGAGATGTTACCGGATTGAACGAGGCGCGTGACGGTAGTACTCCAGATAAGAATGCTCTAGTAGGAATTCAAAAAATGGCAGCAGCAAACTCAAACACCGCTACAAGACACATATTACAAAGTGGTCTATATTTAACAGCTGAGTTAGCTGAAGCAATATCTTTAAGAATATCTGATATAATAGAATACTCTCCGACAAGAGATGCTTTCATACAAAAGATAGGTGGTCACAACGTTGCTACTCTATCTGAGATGGCTGATTTACATTTATATGATTTTGGTATATTTCTAGAATTAGCTCCTGATGATGAGCAAAAACAAATGCTTGAAAATAATATCCAAGTGGCATTATCTAAAAATGGTATAGAGCTAGAAGATGCTATAGATGTTAGGGAGATTAAAAATATAAAGCTAGCTAATCAAGTACTAAAGATAAGAAGAAAAAAGAAGCAACAGCAAGATCAGCAGATGCAACAGCAAAATATTCAAGCACAAGCTCAAGCAAACGCGCAAGCACAGCAAGTGGCTGCTCAAGCTGAAATGCAGAAAAATCAGGCAATGGCTCAAACTAACATGCAAGTAGAGCAAGGCAAGATGCAAATGGAAATGCAAAAAATGCAGCAAGAGGCTATGCTTAAGAAAGATTTAATGAACCACGAGTTTCAAATAAACATGCAGCTAAAGCAAATGGAAACTCAAATACTAAAAGAACGTGAATCACAAAAAGAAGATCGTAAAGATGAAAGAACTAAAATTCAAGCTACACAACAGTCTGAATTAATAGATCAAAGAAAAAAAGAAACACCACCTAAAAACTTTGAATCATCAGGTAATGATATAATGGGTGGTGGATTTGGATTCAACGCATTTGATCCAAGATAAACAAAACAATTTTACAATTTTATAATATTTTATTATGGCTAAAAAAAAGAAAGTCGAAGCGGTCGAAGAGGTCGTTGACGTAAAACAAGAACAAGCAGTTGAAGTCGCTGCTATAGAAGAACAAACTAAACCTGAGCAAGAAGAAAAAGTTGATGACGGGATAGCTAAGTTAGATTTAAGAGATTTCCAAGAAAAAACTATTGAAGAGCCAGTTGCTGAAGTTGAAGAGAAAGCAGAAGAACAAGCTGTTGAAGAGATAGTAGAAGAACAACCAACAGAAGAAAGTCCTATAGAGGAAATTGCTTTAGAAGAAGTTACAGAGATAGCTGATAAGCTAGAAGAAAACATTGAAGAAGCAGTTGAAAAAGCAGAAGAAGAAGGTACTCAGCTTCCAGAAAACATTCAAAAAGTAATTGACTTTATGGACGAAACTGGAGGAAGTTTAGAAGATTATGTTCAATTAAATAAAGATTACTCAAAAATGAGTGATAATGATTTATTGAGCGAATACCTTAAGCAAACTAAACCTCACTTAAACGACGAAGAAAGATCTTTCTTAATGGAGGATTTGTATTCTTGGGACGAGGACATCGATGAAGATCGAGATATAAGAAGAAAAAAATTAGCGTTAAAAGAGCAAGTTGCCGATGCTAAAAACCACCTAGACGGGTTAAAGTCTAAATACTATGATGAAATCAAAGCGGGTTCAAAGTTGAATCCCGAGCAAAAGAAAGCAATTGATTTTTTCAACCGATACAACGAAAATCAGACAGTAGCTGAAGACAACACCAAGTTCTTTAAAAGAAAGACTAATGAAGTTTTCTCCGATGGATTCAAAGGTTTTGAATACAATGTAGGAGATAAGAGATTTAGACTTAATGTTAAAGACACAGACAGTGTTAAAGAAAACCAAATGGACATTGGAAATTTTGTAAATAAGTTTATTAATAAAGAAACTAACAAAATGGAAGATGCTAAAGGTTACCACAAGTCTTTATTTACTGCAATGAATCCAGATGTAGTAGCTAACCACTTTTACCAACAAGGTAAGGCTGACGCTTTAAAAGAAAGCATGTCAAAAGCTAAAAACGTTGACATGTCGCCTAGAGGCGCTTTGTCGAGCGAAAGCACACCAAGCGGTACTAAGTTTAAGTCTATATCAGGCGAATCATCTTCTGATTTTAAAATTAAAATTGGTCAAAACAGATCAAACAAAATTACTTAAACATTAAAAAAATAAAAAAACAAAATTATGGCAATTTCACAAACGGGTGCTGTATTAAACACCCTAACTCCACGTCCAACTCAAGGACTATTTGGAGACAACTACCTATCCTTAACGGATATGGATTTCACAAAACAATTTTTACCAGATGTATACGAAAAAGAAGTTGAGCGTTTTGGAAACAGAACAATTAGCGGATTTTTACGTATGGTAGGCGCTGAAATGCCTATGTCATCTGACCAAGTTGTTTGGAGCGAGCAGGGAAGATTACACGTAGCATTTGACGATTGTACTGTGGCTAACGGTTCTGCAACGACAACTGTAACGTTTACTAACACAGCAAACGGAGACACTGGTGTTGAGAAATCTAAACTACTAGGAGTAGGCATGACTGTTATTATCGCTAAAGGCGTTAAAGTAGTTAAAGCAAGAGTAGCTACTGCGCCAGGAAACGGAACAATCACGGTTGCACCTTACGGAGCTGCTAATCTAAACGCACTTGGAAGTGGATCACTTACAGCTGTTAAGCTGTTTGTGTATGGTTCTGAATTTGAAAAAGGTAGCCTAGACGGAGGAAAATCTATCGATGCTAAATTTACTCAGTTCAGCAACAAGCCAATTATACTTAGAGATAAGTACACGGTTAATGGCTCTGACACTGCTCAAATTGGTTGGGTTGAAGTGACTAGTGAAAATGGTGCTTCTGGATACCTATGGTACTTAAAGTCTGAGCACGAAGCTCGTCTACGTTTTGAAGATCAATTAGAAATGGCGATGATAGAGTCAGTTAAAGACACACAGACCGCTTCTGGTTCTGCTGGAGGTGCTGGATTTAAAGGTAGCGAAGGTTTATTTGCTGCTATAGAAGACAGAGGTATGATTTACAACGACGCTAATTTCGACGGTACTTCAACTGGACAAGGTCTTGTTGAATTTGACAATATCTTAGCTGAACTAGATAAGCAAGGTGCTATCGAAGAGAACATGATGTTTTTAGATAGAGCTACTGCATTATCTATAGACAACATGCTAGCTGCTCAAAACTCTTACGGAGCTGGTGGTACTTCTTATGGAGTATTTAACAACTCTGAAGATATGGCTTTAAATCTAGGTTTCTCTGGTTTTAGAAGAGGCTCTTACGACTTCTATAAGACTGATTGGAAATACTTAAACGATTCCACTACTAGAGGTTTACTTGGTGACGTAGAGGGTGTTATTGTTCCCGCTGGAACTTCAACTGTTTACGATCAAAACCTAGGTAAAAACATTGCTAGACCATTCTTGCATATTCGTTACCGAGCTTCTGAAGCTGATGATCGTAAGATGAAGTCTTGGATCACTGGTTCAGTTGGCGGAAACTACACAAGTGCTGCAGATGAAATGAATGTTCATTTCTTATCTGAAAGAACATTGTGTGTACAAGCAGCGAACAACTTCGTATTATTGAAGTCTACTACATAGTAGTAAAACTAATGTAAATAATTACCCTCGTATCAATAACGAGGGTAATATTTACTTTTTAAAACTTTTAAATTATATTATATCATGACAACTAAAAAAACAAGTGCTAAAGTTGAAGCACAACCAGTAAAAATAAAAATTCCAACTGAGCCTAAAAAGCCTCAATGGGAAATTAGAGATAGAGCATATTTCTTAAAAGACAATAAGCAGCCTTTAGTTTTTACAATACCCACTAGGCATAGTGCTAGAAAACCATTATTGTGGTTTGATGAGAAAGAAGGTATACAAAGAGAACTAAGATATGCTACTAATATGAATTCACCTTTTGTAGACGAGCAGAAAGGCGAAGCTACTTTAGGTAGAATAATATTTAGAGATGGTCAGCTATTTGTATCAAAAGAACAAGTAGCATTACAAAAACTGCTATCTGTATACCATCCACTTAAAGACAAGCTGTACTACGAATACAATCCGGTGCAAGAGTCTGAAGACGAGTTAGATTATATAGAAATGGAAATAGAAGCTTTGATTCTAGCTAAACAATTAGATATAGAGCATATTGAAGCAATATTGAGAGTGGAGTATGGCGAAGAAGTAGATAGGTTAAGTAGTAGTGAGCTAAAAAGAGATATTTTAGTGTTTGCTAAAAGAAACCCTATGCTATTTATCGATCTAGCACAAGATGAAAATGTCGAGCTTAGAAATATAGGTGTAAAAGCCACTCAACAAGGCATTATAAAACTGTCTAGCGATCAAAGAACTTTCACTTATGGTGAAACAGATAGAAAACTTATGTCAGTACCATTTGACGAACATCCTTACTCTGCGTTAGCAGCTTGGTTTAAGACCGATGAAGGTATGGAAGTTTTCAAAAATTTAGAAAAAAGATTAAAATAATTAGTCACTTATAGGATGTGGTCATCTGCATAGGTGGCCACAAACTATATAAAAAGAAATTATGGCAGTAAATATAAATACAGTTTATCTAAGAGTTTTAGCTATAGCTAATAAAGAGCAAAGAGGCTATATAACTCCGCAAGAATTTAATACACTTGCTAATCAAGCACAATTAGATATATTCGAGCAGTATTTTTATGATCTTAATCAGTTTTTAAGATTACCAGGTAATGACACTATTCATTCCGATCCTGTCGATATGCTCGAAGAAAAAATAGAAATATTTGACAAGTTTAACCAAACTGTTGCAATGTCATCTGGCGGCGTTGGCGATCTAACAAATAGCAACGCAAACAAAATATACAGACTAGGTGCTGTATACGCCCAAACATCTATCAATGGTGTAGCAACAATTATAGAGGCAGAGCATTTAAACAAAAACGAAATTAGGCAGCATCTAAACTCGCCATTAACTTCACCTACGGTAAAAAGACCAGTGTACATTAAAACAACGGAAACAGCAATACAAATGTTTCCTACATCTATAACTGCTAATGTTACTTGTAATTTTATAGCTAAACCATTAGACGCCTATTGGGGTTACACTATAATCAACGGAGAAGCACTATACAATCCAGCATCATCAATAAACTTTGAGCTTCACGCATCAGAAGAAACTGAATTAGTTTTAAAAATATTGTCACTTGCAGGCGTAGTAATACGTGATCCGCAACTATATCAAATAGCCGCTGCAGAAGACGCTAAAAGTACTCAACAAGAAAAACAATAAGAAATGGCATTATTTAAGGGAACACAACAGCAATACTACGATAATAGTAAGACATTTACAGGTAATGGATCAACTACGGCTTTTGTTTTAGGTTTTAGTCCTGCGCCATTACTTGAGTCTGATATAGACGTTTTTGTTAATGGTACAGAGGTAGATAATGGAGATTATGTATACGCTTCAGGAACATTAACTTTTGATACTGCTCCAGCTAACGGAGCTTTAATATTAGTAAGAGAAATAAACGTTGATGATCAGCTTGGTAATTACCAATATATAACCTTACAAGATATAACAAACAACTTTAGAGTTGCATACGTCGGCGAAGGCAAGATAATATCTAAAGTCAAAATACCAGACATAAACTTTCATGCCCAAAGAGCAATGCAAGAGTTTAGCTATGATACTTTAAAATCCGAGAAGTCTCAAGAGATAGAACTACCACCTTCTTTAAAAATGAAGTTACCTCATGATTATGTTAACTATGTACAATTTTCTTGGAAAGACAACGCGGGTGTAGAAAGAATAATATATCCAGCTAGAAAAACTAGTAATCCAAAAGCAATATTACAAGATGGTAATTATAACTACGTTTTTGGTGACGATAATAAGCTACTTACTGTAGAAGATTCAGAAACTTGGAAAGCATTTAAAGCTAACTCTGATAATGATAACACAGTAGAAAATGTAAGTGGACCAGATACTGATGCTACTTTAGCTGAAGGCAGAAGATACGGACTAACACCTGAGCATGCGCAGTTTAACGGATTATTTTTTATAGATAATTCTAGAGGCTACGCTTTTTTTAGCTCAGATCTTAACGGCAAAGTAATAACTATAAAATACAT